TACTCTCGCTTGTAGCGGCTGCAGAAGCGCTATCCGCTGCTTCACTTGCTTTAGTAGTAGCAATTGCAGCGTTATCATCTGCTAGCAGAATCTCCGCTAGGTTGTCAGTAACCGTAGTGATTTCTGCAATGTTATTAGCAAGAGTATTTACACTAGTAATGTTAGCGGCAGTAGTATTAACACTTGTAATATTAGTTGCAGTAGTATTTACGTTGATAATATCTGTAGCAACGGTAGTAACATTTGCGTCAACTGCCGCTACAATGTTAATGTTAGCTGTGTTAGCTGCTGCTATATTTACATTAGCTATGTTCGCACTAACAGTATTAACATTTGCAATATCTGTAGCAACAGTAGTGATATCTGAGACAGGTGCAGTTAAATCAGTTGCAACAGTGTTAATATCTGCAATGTTTACTGCAGTCGTATTAACATTTGCAATGTCAGTAGCTACTGTATCAACATTAGTAATAGAACCGTATACAGTGTCTAAGTTGTCAATTGACGCATAGACTCTGTCTAAGTTAGTTACTGATGTATGGACTCTATCAATGTTACCAATAGAAGTGTACAAGCGGTCAAGAGTAATCTTGTCAGCGTACAGTGAATCTAGGGTAACTTTATCAGAGTACAGGCTATCCAGAGTAACTTTGTCAGCGTAAAGACTGTCTAAAGTAACTTTATCAGCATATAAACTATCTAAAGTTGCCTTATCACTATATAGCGAATCTAAAGTTGCTTTGTCAGCAAACAACGAATCTAGTGTTGCTTTATCCGCAAACAAACTGTCTAAAGTAGCCTTATCTGCAAATAGGCTATCCAATGTAGTCTTATCTGCAAACAAACTGTCTAAGGTTGCTTTGTCCGCATATAAAGACTCTAGTTTCGCTGAAATGTTAGCAAGAGTAGTAACTTCAGTATCAATACCCGCTACTACATTTACATTAGCAATATTTGTAGCTGCAGTATTTACGTTAGTGATATCAGTCGCTACAGTGTTTACATTAGCAATATCCGCTGCAACAGTATCTAGCTCTACAATGTGCGTATTAACAGTATCAAGAGCAGTAATAGAATCGTAAACCCTATCAAGTTTTGCGATAGATGTATGAACTCTATCTAACTGCGTAATGCTTGTGTGGACTCTATCTAACTTATCAATAGATGTATAAACACGGTCTAATTCTGCAATAGATGTATATACACGATCTAAGTTATTTGCAGAGGTAGCTACTCTGTCAATGTTGTCTGCAGTAGCACCAGTGTTCAAACGATCTACGTTTGTGATACTAGTATGTACTCTATCAATATTATCAGCTGATAGTGCAACACGGTTTACGTCAGTAATGTTTGTAGCAACAGTGTTAACATTGGTGATATCTGTACCAACAAGATCAACATTAATAATGCTGTTTGCTACTGTTTCAATTTCAGATGTTGTTTCGCTAAGATCATTAGCCACAACCTCTACTTCAGAGATTGCTTCGTTTAGGTCGTTTGCTACTTTAATTACTTTAGCAATATCTGCAGCTACAGTATTAACGTCAGTAATGTTATTAGCAACAATGTCTACATTATCAATGTGCAAGTTAACAGTATCAACATTTGCAATACTGTCATACACGCGGTCTACCTGGGTAATAGAGCTATATACTCTATCCAAGTTTGTAATAGACGTATGGATACGATCCAAGTTAAGAATAGATGTATGCAGTCTGTCCAAGTTATCAATGGATTGATCAACTCGGTCAATATTATCTATAGAAGTAAACACTCGATCTAAGTTATCAATCGAAGTATCAACCCTATCTAGGTTGTCTATAGAAGCATATACTCTGTCAAGCTCCGCAATGGACGTATAAACGCGATCTAGGTTATTGGCTGATGCTGATACCCTATCGATGTTATTCGCCGTAGCGCCTGTATTTAAGCGATCTATGTTGTCTGCTGTTAGACCTGTATTCAAACGGTCAATAGAGTCTACAGTAGCGACTAATGCACCATCTGCGTCTACAACATTTAAACGGTCAACATTAGCAATACTTGTGTATACTCTGTCTACTTCAGCAATACTTGTATGTACTCTGTCCAGATTATCAATAGACTGATCTACACGGTCCAAGTTGTCTATGCTAGTGTGAACTCTATCTAAGTTATCAATGCTTGCATAGACACGATCAAGCTCTGCTACAGATGTAAATACTCTGTCTAGGTTGTCAACGCTATCGTACACCCTATCTAGTTTTAAGATAGAGGCATATACACGGTCAACTTCATCTGCAGATGTAGATACTCGGTCCACATTGTCAATGGAGGTAAACACTCGATCTACGTTAGTGATTGAGTCGTGAACTCTGTCCAAGTTGTCAGCAGAATCTGCTACACGATTAACGTCTAGGATGTTTCCAGCTACAGTGTCTACGTTTGCAATACTGGCATCAACAATGTCTAAGTTATCGATAGATGTAAATACCCTATCAATCTCATCAATGCTGGTATAAACACGGTCTAGTTTATCGATAGACTGGTCAACACGGTCTACATTGTCTATTGAAGTAAATACCCTATCAAGGTTATCAACAGAGTCATAAACACGATCTACTTTTAAAATAGACTCATCAACCCTGTCTATATTATCAATACTAGTAAAGACCCGATCTAAGTTATCAATTGAGGTAAATACGCGGTCTAAATTATCCGCACTATTTTCTACACGATCAATATTTGCAATGCTTGTATGTACACGATCTAAATTGTCTATTGAGCTATGTACGCGATCAAGATTGTCAACAGAAGTAAATACACGATCAACATTAGTAATGCTGGTGTATACTCTATCAATATTATCAATAGAAAAATCTACTCTATCTAGATTATCGATAGAGCTAAATACACGATCTAGGTTATCAATGCTATCGTAGGTTCTGTCGATTTTTAAAATAGATGCGTAAAGACGGTCTACTTCTTCTATTGAAGTGTGCACACGATCTAGATTGTCTATTGATGTAAATACTCTGTCTACATTATCGATAGAAAGAGCTACTCGATTAACATTTAAAATACTGTCTGATACTGTGTTTACATCAGTAATGCTAAGACCAACCGCATCAACATTGTCGATAGAAAACGCTACAGTTTCAATCTCAGAAGTAGTTTCGTTTAAATCATTTGCTACAGTTTCAATTTCTGAGATAGCTTCATTTAAATCTTCAGCTACTTTTACAACGTTAGAAATATCCGCAGAAACTGTTAGTACTGCAGCAATATTATTAGATACAACGTCTACATGGTCAGCACTTACTGCTACTCTGTCAATTGCCGTAATATGGTCAGCGTTAATATCAACGTTATCAATAGATACAAAAACTCTATCAACGTGCTCAATACTTTGTTCAACACGGTCAACATTATCCGCACTATTAGCGACTCGTACTACGTCATCAATGTTTGTAGCGACTGTTTTGACATTATCATACTGGCTATCGATATCTCGCTCAATACCAATAGTAGTTTTGTCGAGACTACTTACGCGTCTGCTCATTAAGCGAATCCTCTATCGTTTATACGCTCACTCATTTTTAATGAGTCAACTGGGAAAGCAACTCCAAGCTCCCTAGCTTTTTTACAGCTTCTGTCAAAGCGTAGCCAATGAGCATTATTATCTGATTGTGCATCACCTCTAATACCCATATGCGCACGGTAGCCAATATAACTTACTAACGCGTCAACTAGGGTGTTAGGCAATTCAATTTCTACGTCCATGTCTTCCGCAGTGTAAGTAACTGGTTTTGCTACATAAATAATTGAAATGTAGGAACCATTAGCTACCGCAGGTACTTGTACTGTGTTCCAATCAGGAAAGAAGATACTATAAGGGTCGTCTTCTTCGTTAATAGCAACAGGTCTTACTAAGTCAGCCGCATCTTCTGGTACTTCGCCGTAAGCAGAAAGAGCGTACATAAAGTTTGCAGGCATTTCATACATTGTAGTATTTTCACGAAGATCAATAATGTGTTCTTCAGTTTTGATAGGGAAACGAGTATATAATTCAATCATCCCTAGATTAAGGAAGGACAGGATAGCTGCGGTGTTGTCTTTGACAGCAACATTTGCCAGCTCACTGTAGCGAGCAATGTCTACTACCTCTTGTACTTTCATTATAAAGTCCTATAAATTGTTCTAAGATTAGTAGTCTGGCAAAAGGTGCTACTATTTAATTGTAGGTATATTGGCGTAATTATATAATGCCCAGTACTTAAAGTCAATCTAATTGGGGTTATTTCAAAACTTTAAGCACTAGGTATTATAACACAATATTCTTAGAATACTGTGCTGTTTATGTAGGCATCCCCGTCGTCGTCATCCCAGAAAGATTCCCATACTAGACCGTCTTCAGTAACGGTAGTAGTAGTCATCTCATCAACACTTGATGGCGTGTAGATATCCATTTCTGATAGCTGGTTGAGCAAGTCTATAGCGTCATCATGAGCTAGTGACTTAACACCCCCCGCCAATGTAAATCTCCCTAGTTCGTGTGTCATTTCTTCTACAAGTTCTACTAGTCGTGGAGATACCAGCTTAGCTAGTTCAGGTTTAGGCAACCAAATCTTATTTTGTTTAAACTTAGGCTGTACCCCTGTTACAAATCTATGCACTTTATCTTTGATGGGACGAATACCCACATCTTTACTACCTGGTTTCTTAGCGAAGGTAAACCAAGTATTACGCTTCATCATCATTTCTTGCATAATAGAAATAAAGCCTCCCTGCTGCCCAGAGCTTTCTATACCTACGCTAAGAGGTTGCCATTTCTTTACATACCTAAACAAGTCATCAATATTTTCTTGCATAGTCTGGCGAGTACACTGCCCATCTACCAACAACCAGTCGTTGTTACTAGACACAGCCCATACACCAATAGTAGAAAAGTCAGCAGACTTCTTGGTACTAGTTGCAAAGTCAGTAGATATATAAAAGTTATAGTTGTTCTTATTCTTCTTAATAATAGAAGGATCAAACCACTGGATATCTTCTTCTTCCACGAGCAACGTAGTTAAGTCCGTGATTTCTAACATAAATTCTTGGTAGAAGTCTTGAGCTTTACCGGCAGCTTTGTACATTTCGTACTTTTCGTTTACAGCTTCGTAGGGGAATCGATCTTCCCAGTTACCTGCAAACTCTTGTTCGTCACAAGGAAATTTTTCTGCTATAGGAAACTTATGTACTACCCATTTAGGGTTACTACTAAGCTGATGAATAATATCTCGTTCTGAAATTGGTGTGCCAATAAAGAAAATCTTAAACCTAGTGGGGTGTAAAGCAGGAATAACGGATTTGTAGAAGTTATCATTGATCGTATTCTGTATTGTCTCGGAATTGATGGCATCGTTAGTCGTAATATCGTCAAGAATAACAATATCAGGACGAGCACCTTTATAGCGAACACCACGAATGTTAGTACTAGCGCCGTAGCCTTTGAGGTTAAGTTCTGCACCATCAGCGTTTACTAACTCCATTTCTGAGTCTGTCTTACGTTTAATCGTTACTAGTTGCTGAAGCAGTTCAGACCTATCAATCTTACCAGCAACGTTACGGAAAAAGTTTTTTGTACCGTTTTCCATACTATCACCGATAAATGCAATAAACTGCA